GGTTCCAATTTCTTTCTTTGCAATTTCAATAATTGCTTCTACTGAACCTTTTATTGCCATTTTATCCTCCCATGGTTGGCTATATACTAATTATAGCACTAAGCACTTTTGTTTGTCAAACGATCATGAGTTCTTATTCTGTGACAGTTAGAGCAAACAACGTCGCATTTTTTTATTTCTTTTTTAATTGCCGCCCATGAAAAACCATCATGAATCATTCTAGAAACATTATATTTTTTATCATGTAGGTGATCAAAATCTAAAACAATGTGATTATTAACTCCACAATCTACACAGCCAGACGCCTCTTTAATTTCTGACAGTCTTTTTTTAAACTGCTGCTTATTATAATAAGCCAACTCTTTGTTAGTCATAGATCTCTATTATATCAAATTATAAAGCCCCACACAGGTGATTCAGGCACGAAGGCCACGGTATATAAATGGGTAACTAAACCATCTCTAAGGTCCTGTGTGGGGACAATTATATTGTACTACTTGATTTTAAAGAAGTTTATCTTAAAGATACCACTAAGTCAGAAGACATGCTTTTAATGTAATCATATGTGGTTTGAAAGCCACCCTTGTAGTTTTTTGACCACTGTGCTGCAAGAGCAGCGGTAGCAGGTGATGTTCCCATAATTCTAGAATTTAAAAGATCATAAGTTCCTAGATAAAAGAAATCAATCTCTGGAGCACGGTTACTATATAGTTCAACTCTATTGTCATAATTTGATGCACCTACAGCAATTGACTCAGCAATACACGCTGGGTAGGAAATTTGTGTAGCTTTATAATCATTTCCAGCACTGAAGAATACCCCAACATTTAAATTTTTCAAAGTAGATATTGTTGTTTGCAATCTTGAATTAACTGGACAATAGTTTGCACCTTTTTTAAATCTAGAATATTCTCCAAAAGATGTAGATGTTGCTACAATATTAAACTTTGTTTTGTTATTGATCACCCAGTCAAGAGCTTGTTTGATTGTGCTGTTAGCATTTACTGCAGCAAACATTGGATTCTTGTCATTTTTGTCTGCTGGAACAATACGAATAAAGATAATGTTTGCATTTGGATTAATACTTTGTGCAACCTTTACCATGTTAGTTCCATGCTCAAACCCATTAATTGCGGCACGAGTTGCAGATCCTGGACCTTCCATAAAGGTTTGCTTATTGGGACAACGTTTTTCTTCCATTAAACATACTTCATAATGTACACTTACTTGTGATGTATCTACACCAGTATCAATAATAGCAATTGCAACTTTTTCTTCAGCATATACCACTGGCACAAATGCAAAAGCAAATACAACTAATAATAACCCCACTACTTTTTTCACTTAGGTCTCCTTTATTTTAATTACTACTTGGCATGGGTCTCCGCCTTGGTCCCACTCTTGTTCTTCTTCTTCTGTCATATAAGGATCGCCCTCATGTGTAGCACAAAATGGTTCAGTTACCCAACCACGTTCAATGCCATTTTCTAACCAAATTTCAAACTCATTAAAATCTGATTCAAAATTTTGCATATCTGCTAATATTTTATTAAAGTCTTCATCCATAATATAAGTATACCTTTACGCACTTAAAAAGTCAACTGGACCAATACAACTAGAACTAAACTTAATAGAACAGTCTAAAGCAAGAGCAAGCCTACGCTTTGGATCTTTATGATTTTGGGTAGCATGAAGAGACCCAACAGCGTAGTCTGCCCCTGATCCTATGGCAAGATAATCTCTGTCATAAGAAAGCATAGTAAATCCTTCTGCTTCATGTTCATATAATTTACCTTTAATACCAATTAAAAGAGATATCTCACTATCTTTTCCACCAATATCCCATTCATTATAAAACTCTTTAAGAGATTTTAAAAACTTTCCATGCATAAATTTATCTAAATTACCTTCTGGTACAGGTGGAATAAAATTGTATTGAATAATTTGTGCATCAAAAGTACCAGAATATCCAAATATATATAATCCTGATTTCCAGATTTTTGGTTTGTCTATTGCTACAATATAGCTACCCTCTGAGGCACCACGTTCACCAGCAAGGTAAACCTTGTTATCTTTCATTATGCCAGCAATACAAGTCATGCCTACCCCTTAGTTTCTATTACTAGTATACCAAAGGTAGGCACGACTGTCAAACAAGGTCAATAATGACTAATTATGTTTTTTTTGAGCGTGATCTACGCTCTTCAACTACAAGATCTTCTACTGTTGTAGCATTTTTATCTGTAGTAGAAAATGCTGAATTAATCTCATCTGCTGTTAGTCTTCCATCATCCATAAATGCACGAGCTATTTTTTCAACTACCGCTGCCACTGCTGTTAATCCAGCAACCATAATAGCCTTTGCAGTAGAAATACCAGCGATTGCTCCTGCTCCAATTACCGCTAAACCGTTAGCAGCAAAAACAGCAACAATACGCATAACAATGTTCCATATATTTTTTACACCTTTCATGTTATTCCTTTCGTAGGGGGATTGTAATTAACCAGATAATTGTTGTTGCCATTACAGCAATTCCAACAATATCTCTGGCTGATCCAGTTAAAGTTAGCCAAGCAATAAAGAAGCCAAGAAGAGTAAATGCTTGTGCGATTACTTCAACTCCAGCGTCTTTCAGCCATGTGAAGAATCCCTTCACAACCTTTGTTATTATTTTCATTTTATCTCCTATTCCCAATCATCCTGCTTGCAATCTGTGAAACAATGATTACAGGGATGATTACTTCTTGTGCTTTTTCTCTCTGATCGTTTGTCATATCCATACCTAATTCAGAGAAATTAGATAGTAGTTCTAATGGGTCCACATTAAATACCGCACCAAATGGGTCTTCAAGGAACACCTCTGTTTGTACTTCTGTTGTTGCATCTGCTAATGTAAATGGCATTGGGGTGTCTCCTGCATCCTCTGATCTTTCTGAAAATTCAACAAATGCTGTTCCAATTGCTGGGTCTGATTTAATTTGTTCTGCAATCTTTTCTACTTCTGATGGCGCAATGCCAAGATCTTTAGCAACATCTTGCTTAGCATTTTGCGTTAATGCCTTTAGTGTTTGACTAATTGCTGTTGATTGTTCTGGACTAAGCTTGACTAACTTGTTATCCTTGCTTGTAAGGTTTGCTATTACTCCAGATAAATCTTCTGATGTTCCCTCGCCTTTTTGAGGAATCAAGGCTGCAAGAACTTGATCTTTAATAACTGGATTTGGCTTAGGTTCTGGCTTTGTTATAGGTGGTTCAGGTGCAAAAGTAGGTTTTGGTTCAGGGGTTGGCAAAGGATCAATCGTTGGCTTGGTCTCTGGTTTGGGCTCTGGTTTAGGTTCTGGTTTTGGAGCAGGCTCTACAGTTGGCTCTGGCTTAGGGGCAGAAGGCTCTGGCTTGGGTTCTGGAGCTATTGTAGGTTCTGGTTTAGGTTCTGGTTTAGGTGCAGGACTTGGTGCTATAGAAGGGGTAGGTTCTGGCTTAGGTTGGTTTGCTGCAGCATTGGCTGCTGCTTGAGCAATAGCACTTTGTATCTCTTTATTTAATTGCTCATTGTAATAATCCCAAGCATCAGAAATAGAATTATTTAAAATAAGAATAGATTCTTCATATAAACCAATAGCATTATTTTTTGCAGTTAATGCAGACGCTAGACTTTGAGTTGCTATTGTTAGGTTTTGAGTAGCAGTTGTTAGGTTTTGAGTAAGGTTTGTTAGGTTTTGAACAGATGAGTTGTAGATTGATAACTTATTGTTATAAAATGTTTGTGCTGTTTCTTTATTACTTAGTGCTTGATTATAAGCATTAGTCTGTTCTTGAGTTGGTGCAGATCCATTAGAAAATGTATTTAAATTACAACTAAATCCTTCTCCCCAGCCTTCAGTAAAATCACATCCTGCTCCAGTCCATCCTCCAGGTATTGCCCATCCAAGATGATAAGATCCTGGTCCTTCACCATTAAACCACCATATCTCTACATCCAGTGTTTTATCTTCACTAACATCATATACTGGAGAGTATGGACTCCATGTAGCACCTTGGCTTACCCAGTTATCAACAACTAGTACTCCATTTATATACATTCTAAATCCATCATCTGTATACCCTGCAAAATATGTTGATGTCCAATGAGAGGGTACTGTAATTGTTCCAGTAAACTTAACCTGTATATTATTGTATTGTCCACAAGTAGCATTTCCAGGACTCATGCTTGATGAATTAAGAACTCCAGAACATAGGTAGGCTCCTGATGATAAAGAATAAACATCATATCTAAGACCTGCCCCACCAGCATTTTGAATTGCCTGCTGAGTAGTAGATACATTTATATTTGCTATATCTAATGCATCTTGGGCAGTATTCTTATTAGCTAAGTCTGTTGCAACTATAGGGGTTTGTAGATCTACTGCTGATTGTGCTGATATTTTATTATTATTTGCCGTTGTTTTTACAACAACCTTATTATCATAGTCATTTACTTTTAAATCTCTATTATTTTTTGCTAATACCGCAGAATCATAGTTATCTTCTGCTATTGATATTAGTATTTTATACTCATCTTTATAGTTTAATTGATTAATATTGTCGTTAAGTTCTTGAATTTTTTGGTCTGCAATTGTTAAGGGGTCGTCAGAATATGCTCCTAGTGGTGCTATAAATAACCATCCAAAGGCAAGTAATATTACAGTAAACATGCGCAAGAGTTTATTCAAGTGGGGGACTCTCCTCTTGCCTATTATATCAAATTATTCAATTAAAGATGTAGGAATACAAAAAAGGGACCTACCGAAGTAGATCCCCTTAGTGTTGGATTAATTACTTAACTAAAGTAACCTTTGCCTTTGGATTCTTCTTGTTCCACTTGTTTGCAAGTGTATTAAAAGATTTTTTAAGAGCAACAAGTGCTGCAGAATTATCTGCTGTTAACTTTGCGATTGTTGCATCTGTTGCAACCTTGACATCTACAAGTGCTTTATCTGAGGCAATCTTTGCATCTGCAAGTGCCTTTACAGAAGTAGCCTTCTCTGCTGCAAGTGCGGCATCTGAGGCAGTCTTGGCAGCAACTGCATCAGCAGCGGCCTTTACAACTGCAGCATCTGAAATTGCCTTAGCAGCAAGTGCTGCATCTTTTGCAGCTTTTTCAGCAGCAAGTTCTGATACTAAATCACGAACTGCAATCTCTGCAAATGGTGCAAGTGTGCGAGCAGTTAGACCAACTACATCAGCAGATGAAGCATCACCAGCAGTAGTTGGAGCAAACATAATAAGTGAGCGTGTTCCAGTTGCTGGAAGTGTTGCAACAAACTTTGCAACCCCAAAGTCTGAAAGTGTTGCACCTGTTGTTACTGTTGCTGTATCTACTGTAGCAGTTGCAGCAAATACTGTTGCTGTAAGTGACTTACCAGAAACCTTGTTTCCAAATACGTCTGTTGCTGTAACTGTAATATCTTGTTTTGTTCCAGCAGCACCTGCTGTTGGTGCAGAAACTGCTAAGTTGTTAATCTTTCCAGCAGTGCCCTGTACATAGTATGTAAGAGTTGTTCCGCCGTTATTGATTACAACTGTGCCAATTGCTGTTGTCTTTGTGTAGACAAAAAATGTTGCTGTTGTTCCAGTGCCTGTTGCAATTGTCAAGGATGAAGATCCTGATGTTGCTCCTACTGGTACAGCTGATGTGTGTAATACAGAAACAATTGTTGCGTTGGTTGATGTTACAGAAACCGATGTCCCCACATCAACTGTTGCAATAAACTGTAGCGCATCTGCTGTATCTACTGAGTTATCTGCTGGTACTGGTAATGATGCTGGTGTAGCAATTGCAGAGGCAGTTGTATTTGCCGTTCCGCTAAGTGATACAGCAACTGTCATTACAGCAGCACTTGCAGGTGTCGCTACAATTGTGCCCAATGTCATGGCTGCAACCATGGCAAGAACGATTTTCTTAAATGAATTCATTTTTCTCCTTGTTTGATTAAATTAATTTATATTCATCTAGGAAATCTCTGATATCTTCAGGAATTTCCTTAGTTTCTAATTCTACCATATCCCTTTGCTTTTGTGCAAGTCGGGATGCAGTAGACCAAGTATGAATCTCAATCTCTAGATTAGAATCCTTACTTGTATGGGATATTGCTCCAAATACCGCCCCACAAACAGCATCTGCCAAGTCCTTAGATTTCTTGCGTGGATGGTCAACTCTATTATTTTTCATAATTTTAAGTTCACTCATTTCTTCAAGCAATAAAGGAATCATTGGCATAGCAACTCTTTCCTCATAGATCATCATTGCTAAATCTTCATAATGTTTTTTAGCAACAGAAACAGTATCAGTTCTTATACCGACAGCTTTTAGTTCATTTTGAATATCAAATGATTGCCAACGGTCAAACGATACCATTCCAATATTAAATCCTTCTCTGCGAAGGTTTTGTATCCAAAGCTTTACTTCAGATAGATTAACAGGGCCTTCAACTTTTGGTTCCCACCAAGCAACAGCATCTACTATTACGATAGGTGCAACTTGCTCATAGTCTTTGATAACCTGAATGTTAACCCACTTATCCACATGCGCAATCGCAACGGCACACTTATCGTGCTTTTGTGCAAGGTCAGCATGAACATAATAAGTTTTTTCTGGATCTGGAACAAAGCCAGGATCAAATCTTCTATGACTATCCACAGGGTTTCTTAAGGTCATACATCTTTCTAATTTATCTTTTTGTTTAAAGAATGCATCTGATGAATATGTTGGGGTACAAAGAAAACGCATCATTGCATCCCCCATATCTTTAAAGAAAGACATTTTAAAATCTTCAATACTTCTAGTAGGATTTACTTCCCATGTAGGTCTTTTTAATGCGTAGACCTTTGGTATTTTATATGCAGTAATATGGTCTTCTTCCCATACAATTTCTAATTGATTATCTGGATCATCAGAAGGAAGGTCTGGATTAATTATATACCTATGTCTACGTTCTATTATATCTTTATCAGCAATTACATCATCATACCGCTTTGAAATAAAATCATTTTGATAGCGTGGAAATGAAAGTAAAACTACCTTACCAAGATCAGGGAAACGAGAGTCTACTGTACCGCTAAATGCTTTGTAGATATTTTCAGCAGTCTTGCCTTGATCATTTCCTGTTCCAACTTCCGATGCAAAACCAGAAATCTCATCAAGGACTGCCATGATCAAGTTTAAACCCTCATGTGACTCACGCTCTGAGTGACCAGAGAAAACTGTAATTGCCTTATCAAACTCAATGCTATCTACTTTTGAATTATATTTACCAGCAAACCAAGGAGATCTTTCAATCTTTGATTTAAAACCTTTAAAGAAAACATTCTTTGCTTGTTGAGCATTAACTGCAACGTTAATAATATCAATAGCATCTCCAGATGGTTTTCCATAGTATCTTGATGGGTCTTTAAGGCATAGTAATTTATATACTACATATGCACAGGCTACTGTAGAAACAAAATCTTTACCGCTTCCTTTTCCAAGTTGTAAAATAATTTCATTTTTTGTATATTTATTATAATATTGAGAGCCATCTACGGCACCCATCAACTCTTCTAAATCTTCTTTTTTATAAATTTGGCTCATTGCTTCAACAATATCATATTGTATTTTAGATAGTGGTGGTTGACCAAGAAACTCAGGGGACTCTACAAATGTCTTAGCATCAACTGGAATCTCATCAAAGTTATTTTCTTTTAATACTTCTATAAAATCATTGAACATGGCTGACAACTGTAATTACCTCTCCCTCTTTTGCAATAGAAGAAAGCTTTTGCATAATTAAATCACGAACTTCTGGGTGTGATGAAGCAATATCTCTTAGTATTCCAACAAGAACTTCTTGTCTTTTCTCAATTGCTACCATCTCTTCTGCAAGTTCTTTATTTTCTAACAAGCCAGCTTTTTGTAGCATGTCAATACGCCTAGATTCAATATCCATAACCAGTTTAATACCAGCAGTTTTTGCACCAAGATTATTTGTAATTGATGCCTCATCTATAACTTCGTAAGACCTTGTTATAAGTTTGCTATAGTGTGCATCAGCACCAGCCAGAGCATCCTTTGCACGAGCACGGATTGCAGCATTGTTAGATGCATTAGCCTTCCACTCATCTAGGTGAGCAACTACTCTAACTCTTGGCATACCCAAATCTTTAGCAATTTTGGTTGGATCATTACCCTTTAAGTATTCAGTAACTACATCATTTACTTCATCAAGATGATTTACTAATTCTATTTCACTTGACATTGTATTTACCTTCTAGTCTATTAATTTCATCTTTAATATAAAAGATTGCTTTTTCTAGATCTTGTATTGTTTTAGATTCATCTTTAATTCCTGCTCTCCACAAGTATTTAAAAGCATTGCCTACGTTAAAATTACGATGGCGTGTAATTTCTATACATTCAACCCCTGAAGCATCAGTTGTGTAGTGCGATGGATGATTGACTTGATCAACAGTTATATGTAGGTTTTCACTCATCGTCTTTCTCCCAATCAAATGCCTCTGGAATACTTTTTAGTGCAGCCAAAGCAAAGGTTATTCCTACTGCGCTAGCAACACCTACCGTAATAAATAATTTTTGAAATTTATTCATCGCTTTGATTTCCTTAATCCAAATTTTGCAAGATAAACATAGATAGTTTCCAAACTGACTCCACATTCTTTGGCAATGTCTTCTGGTAATTTTTTATCAATAAGATATCTTTTACGCATAAAAGTTTCACTTGTATATAGTTTTGCCATTACTTATCTCCATTAAGTATATCATGTTAAAACAACTTTGACATATTATTAATTGCATAAAATCCTATACCTATTGCATCAGCCACATCGTTATCTGTAATATTTTTATCATATTTAAAATTAACAAATCTAATAGTCTTTTGTTTTCTTATTTCTCTTTCATTAGATTTGTGCCATGCTTCTGATTTATTTATATTTTTTGATCTTAATAGAAATTTTTCTTCTTTGGATAATCTGGGATTTCCTAAAAATATTTGCCAAGTAATTGGGGGAACGCTTGATACTCTTTTAACACCACACATCCCAGCAGCGCCAAGTAATGCTCCTTGAACCAACGCCAAATCTGCAGCAACTTTTGGGGAATTCATTTGAACTGTTTGCTCAATAACTATAGCCTCAAAATCATTATATAAATCAAAAAAACTTTTTGTTTTTTTACAGGCGTCCATAACTTTTTCATAAGTATTTTTACCTTCAAAGTTTATTTTTCCAACAGATCCTAATGTTTTTTGTTGAGTGTTAAATATTGCAAAGGCTAGACTATTTGTGCTTGCATCAATTGCACAAATTTGTTCTGGATACATTTCTAAACCCCACTTATTCTTGTTCATAATCAAAAAACCCCTTTACTTCTTTTAACATTTTTAGTACTGCCTTTTCACTGATATTACAGTTAGAGCAAAATCCAAAATCATTATAGATTGATAGCTGTACTCCACAACCACCCAAACATCTTCTTATCTTGCCTAATCTTTTTTGTCTTTTAGTGACTTGATATCTTTCTGCAATCTTATCTTTAGTAGCAAGGTCTCTGCAACCTTCACTACAATAGATCTGATAACTTACTTTTGGTTTAAAGTGAATTTCACATTCAAACCTATTACACCGCTTCACTCAATTCCTCCAGAGATGCAATTTTAATAACTCCCGCTTCAGTCTTATCACAATCTGATTTGAGTGGGCAGTTCTTGCAAATCTTTGAATTATTTCTATAGTTCTTCATTGGCAATTGTTTTTCTTCCCATGCCTTACGAACAACTCTCATCCATTCAAAAGCCTGATCTATCCAGTTAATGTAATGCTCATTAATTTCTACTGGTATAGCAAGTAGTTCATGATTGTTTTTATTTTCATAAACTAAAACACCTTTTGCTTTTCTAAGAACTTTCATATAAATAAGCAACTGAATAACATGTCCAGCCTTTGGCTTATTTGTTTTCTTTCTATATTCAAATACCATTTCATTTGTTGTCTTAACTTCTACAACAACATCTTCATCTTGCCATCTAACAAGACCATCTACTTTGCCATAGATTGGGGGATCTGATTCACGTAAATCAAATTCTGTATCAATTAATATCCCAGAACCAGCAAAGGCTTTTCCAAGAATACGATCATGCGAGATAATTCCATTAGTCATATTTGCTACATCATACGGAGTGGCATTGTCTTCAAAGTTGCCGCCCTCGAATGCTAGGTACCAATATCTTGGACACTCACCATGTCCGTATGCGATTGTAGATGGACTAAATGATTTTTTAGTTTGAAACTTTGTGCCACGATCTGCCAGGTACCCATTTTGAATAGTCTCAACAAACTTCTCTGTCTGAAACGTATCATTTTCTGTTGTAGGTTTTAACATAATCTGTTTTAATAAGCTTTTTGTCATTAGTAGTTTTCCTTTGTTTCATCTATTATATCAGTTAGCGCATTATGTATTTAAGCGCTGAGACCAAACTGTTGATTGCTTCTGCTGCTGTGTAGTAAATATTTTTCTTTGCTCTGTCACTTTTGTCTACATTTGTTAGCCAAGTTGCCTTGAATGACATTTTTGCTGCTATTGCCTGCAGCCTTACAATTTCTAAGCTTGCCACATGAGGTGGAATATCTGGTTTAATAATTAACTTAGCAATCATTGTTAAAGCAATAGTTAGTTCTTCATCTTGCATATAATCTGCAATCTCTGCTAACCCATTAACCATATCAATAGTTGTTTGCCCTGATTCATTTTGCTGTGTCATTGTCGTACCCCTCTGTTAACTGTTCTAACATTTCTACTTCAATTACTGCAAGCCTTACTTTTGAGTTACCATCTCCAAGTATAAGAAAAAGTGCTGGATCGTTGCCATTTCTAAGTGCATCTGTAACTGCTTTAGCCCAGATATCTTTATTTACTGTAATACCTTTTGGATATTCTTTAAAATCAACAGTAAAGTTTCTCCAAGTTGCATCACCCTTGTGTGTATTTCTGCCAGAGTTCTTGTGCTGTTTAGCACCTAGCCTCTTGCTTTCTCCTCTTTCACTCATTATTAAAGTCCTTTTTCTTTTTTTTCTTTGCATCAAGTTCTACTCTTGATATATGTTTTTTAGAACACATCCATGTAACATCTCCAGATTCATTCCAAAATCTTGCCTCTATGGTATTTTCTTTACATTTTTGACATATAAATTTACCAACAACTGGCATAAATTTTAAATCAGCCATTTGATAGTTTCTTCTTAAGACTTTCCTGTAGATCTAAATCTTCTTTTACTCTGTTAATAAAGCCTTCTCTACCCTGTACTTTTGTTCCATCTTCAAGTTGATACCAAGCACCAGTACGTGTTACAAGGCCAACCATTTCTGCTGTGTCAACTAGATCACCCACAGAATCAATGCCTACATCTTCTCCTCTAAAGTAAAAGTCATACTCTCCATTTTGAAAACCAGGAGATGTCTTAGAGAACTGTAGTTCCCATCTTACTTTTCTACCAATTTTTTCTTCAATAAGTTTATCTCCAACAGTAATCTTGCCTTTAATTGCTTGATTGTCTGATTCTGATGAAAACAATTTAATAACGCTAGAAGAATAGAACTTAGTAGCCTGACCACCAGTAGGCTGCTGGCTAGTATACATAGCAGAAATATTGTTACGGCTTTGACTAATAAGCACAAAAAGAGCTGGCTTAACTTTATTATTT